AAAAGCAGTTGAATGTTCACCGGTGGCCTCTCCTGATATACCCCATGCGACTGATTGGTTACCACTAGCTCTTGTATCATAACCAAAAGCAGTAGCATTGACACCTGATGCAGTTGAACCATTACCAAATTTAGTAGCTTGAGCACCTGTGGCGGAACCATTTAAACCCCATGCAGTTGTATTATTACTTTGAGCTGCTAATGTAGCATCTCCCCAAGCAACTGATTGATTTCCTTTAGCTTTTGTTGATAGACCAAAAGCAGTTGAATTAACACCGGTGGCCTCTCCTGATATACCCCATGCAACTGATTGGTCACCACTAGATTTAGTATAATAACCAAAAGCAGTAGCATTGACACCTGATGCAGATGAACCATTACCAAATTTAGTAGCTTGATCACCTGTGGCGGAACCATTTAAACCCCATGCAGTTGTATTATTACTTTGATCTGCTACTGTACCATCTCCCCAAGCAACTGATTGATAAGAGCCTGCAGTTGTACTATTACCCATTGCAGTAGAATATTCACCAGAAGCTTTAGTTCTATTTCCAGTTTTAAGTGCATAGGTTCCGTTTGAAACAGTAGAATCATTCATATCTTCTCCGGTACCAACTGTTAATGATTTGTTAATATGCATTGAAATATTTGAATGCCATCTATTATTTGCATTACTTTCTCCTGCTCCATTTTCGTGGTATACAAATTGTTTTTGCCAAGATTCTCCGGTTTTTCCTAATAATAAACCTTTGGAATCTGTAATAGCATCAAGTAATGTTTCATTTTCAGCATTTCCACCTAATGTAATACTTACATCACTAATTTCAACTATACTAGAATTTACTTGAGTTTGATTACCTTCTACAACAAGATCACCACGAATGACAACAGTACCACTAGCATCACCATTATCAGATGAATCTAATTCATATGGATCAATAATTAAAGTATAATCAGCACCTTTGTAAATTTTACCACCGCGCTGTCCTTGTACATCATCACGTGTTCTTCTACTTCCAATAATAATACCACCACTTGCAGTAATGATACCTTCTGTTGGTGCAAATTCAATTGTATACTCATGTGGTTTAGAACTTAAATCTGGACCTATTCTGATTTCACCGTTATCTCGTGCAGGATTACCAGAAACATCAAAACCATCATTATCTTTTGTATTATGACCAAGAATTCTCATTATTTCTCTTGCTTTTGGGCCTGCTGAATCTCCTGTGAAAAAACGTAATTGATTGTTATTAGTAGGTGCACCATCTTCACCTCTATTTTCTGCTTCAATATATGTATCTTTATCTACATCAATTAATCCACCAATAACATTCCAAGCAGCTCCATTATGTCCTTCAAAACTTTGTAATTCTGTATTATATCTAATTTGTCCTTCTCTACCGTATGTAGTATTACCATATGAACTATAATCTGGTCTATCAGCTGATGTTCCTCTAGGCAACTGAATTGCTCTTTTTGAATTAAAAATAAATTCCATGAAACCTTGTTCTCCATCATTAAATGTTTGACCTTTTCTTCCACCAATTACTAAATTATCGGTATTTAAATAAATATTTGAATCATATTTATCTTGTCCTGCTAAATTACCAGAATTATCATCTGCTTGAGTTTCTGTAATAGCAACTTTTGTGTTACCATCTCTCGATCTTAATGTTAAATTTTTTTCATGATTACTTGGTGCTACAATATGTTGTGCTGTTATGTGATAATTATCAGTTGCTCTGTTAAAAATCAAATCTTTTACAGTAGAAACTGTCATTTTATTTTATAATATTATAAAATAAAATAATATCTCTAAATTTACTTATTGTGTAATAAATATAATTTATAAATAAAAATTTTATAAATTATGCATAATTTATAAATTATGAAATTTCATATAATATAATTGTTGATGACCTATTTATATCTATAATTCCTTGAGGAACAAGAGAAATATTATTTTCTAATTTAAATTTAATATAATATTTATTGTTAGTCAAATTCTTTGGTAAATCCATAAAAGTTAATGTATACGTATTTTTTAAACCACCTGTTGAATTTATTGTGCCTAAACTAATATCTTCATTTAAAAGTTCATTTTCTCTCCAAAGTTGAATGTTGATTCTTTCTGAAAAAGCTACACTACAAAAATAATTTATTTTAACATTAACTATTATTCTGCTGTTATTTCGTCTAGGTGTTAAATCATTATACAATATATTGCTTAGGTCTTGCCAATCAGTATTAGTAACTAAAAAATTATTATTACTTTCTAATAAAGATATAGGTCTTTTATTAGAAAAATTAATATTTTCTACATGTAATTTGTCTTTAATGTCTAAACTACCATGAATTTCTACTATACCATTTGAGAAATCTTCAGTATATCCAATTTTATCAGAATTAATATTATTGGGGTCAATTACAAGTATATTTGGTTCTTCTCCTCTAACAATTGCGACACTATTAAGTGTAGATGGATCTCTAAAATCAATATTTCCTGCAACCTCAAATAATTTTAAATGACCATAAGTACCAATTTTCCATTTTCTACCGGGATTTAAAAGTTCAATAATATTTGTATTCATTATATGTAATAAAATTTATTTTTACATAACATTTATCGCAAAATTTTTTTTTCTAAATTGTAATAATATAAAAAAAATTTTACAAAAATTTTGTAACTTTTTCTTTTAAAAAAATAGTAATATAAATTAAAAATAATATTATTAACTCTTTCATCAGTTATTAATTTCTTCAACTATAAATGAATTTCCTTGTTTATTAAAAATAATCGAAGGTTTGTCTATTTCTTCTAAATTATTATAAAAATCTTGAGAATATTCAGAATGATTATTATTTGATTTAATTTTAGCTTTTAAGTAAAAATTTAAAATTGTATTTAAATCACAATTAATTTTTTCATAAAAAGAAGTGCTAAATAATTGATAATTAAAATTAGTGTTTTCTGTTCCTAAAATATAATGACCAATGATAACTTCAGAACCTTCATTTAATTTATAACATAATGCTACTTCTAATAATGTATCAGTATATGTTGATGCTAAATAATTAAAGTTTATAGTAACTTTATAATTACTATTTGCTTTTATAGCTTTTAAATTTAATGATATATCATTTAATATATCAAAATTGTTAAAATTTTCAATAATAATATTAGATAAATTTGTATTATAGTTTACATTTGCTATTTGAAGTATATTGAAATTACTTTTAATACCTTTTCTCCCTATATAATTATAGTAAGTTAATAATGGATGATTATTTGATACATTTATTCTATTTCTATCTTGAATAACTGAATTTGATAGATTTGTGAAATTTTCAAAATCAGGAAAAAATAATAATCCACTTCTAATATCAAATAACCAATTAGCACCTGTTTCATCATTTAAAATAACATCAGCTTCATTTATATAATTTGATGAATATAAAAAATATTGATAAGGTTGAACAATTTTTCTATTGGTGTCTAAATATTTTTTTAAATTAAATTCTAAGGAATCTTTTAAAATATTATTATTGCTATTATCAAATTTAATCCAACATTGTCCGGGTATAGTAGTTCCATCTAAAACATCTAATTTTAAATTTTTATATTTTCTTATAATTCTTGTACTATCTTCAATAATACTGTTATTTAAAATATTAGTATTATCATTATCAACATAATTGTGAAAATCAGTATCTGATAATCCTATATCATGAGCTGTTATTTTATAACTCCATATTGGTTTATCAGGTATATTATCTATTAAAATATTTTCATCCTTAACATAATTACTGTAATTTATAGATTGTTCTTCAAACCAATCTTTTTTATCATCGGTTGAAGGAACACTTAAATAATTTTTAAATAAAATAGCAATTTTTTCTTTATCATCTAATTTAAACGAATCTGTCATCTACTATATAAATTAACCACTATAATTATTTTTAATAGCTATATTAATATATATAAAGTCTTTAATAATATTTGGATCTACATAAAATCCACTTTGATTTCGCTCATAATCATTTATAAGACTTCCCCAACGATTTGCATCTGCTCTATTATAATTTAATAAATCTGCAAATGTTTTATTATCTTCTAAAATACCATTTGTAAGCCAACTATTATTTTTTGAAAAGTTTTTAGATAAACTAGAAAACATGATATCGTTATCTATAGTTTCACATATTATATATCCAATAACATTTACACTATTTATATTAGAAAGTTCATTTATAATATTTTGATTAAATAAATTATAATTTTTATTATAATTATTTAAATTTTTAAAAGGAATATATCTTTCTCCTTTATTATCCAAACCTTTTAATTCTGTATTAATAAGTTTTGAATTATTAGAATTAAATATAAATGTGTTATTACCATTATTTTTTATTCTTAATGTTATCCATTTGTAACCATTGTTATTGGATGTAGAATATCCATTAAAAAAATAACTTATATTTGAAAAATTATATGGTGTATTTATATGTGTAATATTGTTATAAGAAAAATCATTAATATTTGGATATATATTGCTGACGTTAAAATGTCCATCTATATGTAATAATGTTGAATCTTTTATTTCTTTAGTATGATCTGTATATTTATTATATACTATATTTTTTAAATTTGAATTGAATAATGAAATATCTTCATATTCATATATATCAATTAAAGTTAAATCTAAAATATTAGACTCTATACATGAATTATTTAATTCATAGCTATTATAATCACAAAAATGATTAGTAAAGTTATTATAATTATAATTTATACCTGAATTATTAAAAATGTTAAATAATTTATACTCAATATCTATACTATTATTTTTTATAATACTACTTTCTGTGTAATTTATATTTTTGTAATAATTATTTGTTTTTGTTTGTATATAATTATTATCCAAAGTATAATTACCAGTATTATTTATTTCTGTATTATCTATAATTATATTTTTACTATTATTACATGATAATTTTTGAATTGGAAGTATTGTTTTTATTTTTCCATCACCATTAATAAATTTATTAGTAGAGTTAATATTGTTCAATATTGTTTCAAATGAAATATCCATTTTTGCAATACTAGGTATTCCCATATTATATTTTAATGAATTTATACTAAAATCTATATTATGATTTGTAAAAGAAGGTATTCCATCAAAATCATCAATATAAATATCAAAATTGTAATTTTGATCAGTAAAGTTTACATCAGAATTTCTTTTATAATTTATATTTACTATATATGGATTTTCAGATGCAACTCCAATTGTATTTTCTATATCTGATGTAATATTATTTAATCTTAATGTTCCTTTTAATCTAAATCCTATATCGCTAATATCAGAATACATATCATTAATTGTAACATTATCAAAATAATTAAATTGATTTAAATTATTTTCTAATAAATTATTGACCATATTTTCTGTTTTGAAACCATTAAATGTTATTACTTGTTTATTAATACTATTAATACTATAAGTTAACGATACTAAATTATCGACATCATCTATAAATTTACCAAATCCTTTGGTTTCATTTTCTTGATTGCTTATAAATGGTTTAGATATTTCAATTGTTTGTATACTAGTATTTGCATATAAAATATCATGTGTGTTGTCTTTTAAATTAATAAATATTTCATTGCTACCATTAATATTTTTTGTTTTAATAAATTTTTTATTATTAACTATATTAATATTCAAGTTAGTATTAAATAATGAAGCTGGTAATTTTGAATATACACTGGTACTTGTATCACTAAATACAGAAAAATCGGTGACATTAATATCATTTTTTAATTTACAAGAAACATTATATTTACTTCCACTTCTTAAATTTAGTAAATCAATATCAATATTTTCTTTTGAAGTAATATTTCCTGGAACTAAATCTTCTTGAATATAATTATTTACAGAATAATTAATATAAGAACTTGCTGTTGTTTCTAATTGGATAAAAGTTATATAATATTGCTGAATACTTACAGTTAAATTATTTTCATCAATTTCGACTTCATCTACTAAATACCTTAAACTAATTGTATCTTTAGAATTTGAATAATTATTCAATAAAATTGGTTTAGATGGTGTTGAAGCAGATAAAAACTTACACGCTTTATAAACAATTGCTCTATCTTCTATAGCTGGATATTCTAATGCATCATTTGAACCATATACTCTAACATCAAATAGTTCATTTGATAAAGAAAGTATATATTCAATATCATTTGTGGGTGTGAGATTTTTAAATTTATTAACAATATAATTTTTAAAATTATCATTATCATAATTTGATTCTGAAATATAAAATGTATGTATATTTAACCATGTATGTGGTGTTGTTGAATGTACGGAACTTATATCTATATGTATTTCTTTCATATATGGTAATAAACCAAAAGTACTATTACTATTTGCATATCTAACATAATTATTACCTTCAATATTTCTATTTTTTAAGAGTATATTACTAAAATCCCAATTTAAAACAACTTTTGAAGAAGTCATTTGATTTGGTTTAAAATATAGGTCTACATCTTTTATATTAAAAAGGTAGGGTTGTTGAGTTAATATTTGATAAAAACTTTGACCCGCACCATTTAAATTAACTAGTTCTTTTTCGGCCAATGATTTTATTAATTCCTCATCTGTAATAGTTACATTGGTAACTTTTAAATCATCAGCTTGAATATTTAATAAAGTAGATTTTACTTCTTCACTTGTTTCAACTCCAGCGGCTTCATTTGCAGCATTTACTCTTTCGACGAGATTTTGAGGTAAAAGTTCTGAATTAGGAATATTTGTAATGTCGTTTATTCCTAAAGTTTGAGTACTTGATAAAATATTACCAAAAAAAGTGATTTGAATTGCAGCATTATTCTTAACTAGACCCGGCATATATATATTATATTATAATCATAAAATAATCATTATAAATAATTTGAAGCTGTTCCATTTAAACAATTAATATGCATTTCTTCATTTCTAATTTGAAATTCAACAAGAAAGAAATAAAAAAAAAAGTATAAATGAATGCTTTGATAGTTATTTTCTTTTGGAAAAAGGATATAATTATCATAAAAATAATCAACTGTAAAAAAATTCTTTTTAATAATTTTTTCTATTAAATATGCGGTATCTATATCATTGGATATATTTTTATTATTATAAATTATTCTGGTTCCAATATAATCATTAATAATTTTATTATTATGAAACAGTTTATATTTAATTTTATCAAATTTTTTTATACGATATTCAATAGTAAAATCTATATTATTTTTGATATAACCATTTTCATTAAAAATAAATGTTAATTTATTAATTAATGTATTAATTAAATTATTAAATATTAAATACATTTATATTTGTATATAAAACTTAATATTTAATATATAATAGAATATTTATCGAATAATGTATTTGAATTTAAATAAAGAATTACTAGAATATATTAATTCTAATAATATACCAAATATTATTTTTTATGGAGATAATTTAACAGGTAAAAAAAGTTTATTATATTCTTTTCTAAAAAATATATATATTAATAATGAAAATATAATAAAAAACTCATTAATAATAAACTGTTCTTATGGAAAAGGTAATATAAAATTTATAAGGGAAAATGTAAAATATTTTGCTAATTCTTCAATTATAAATAATTCATTTAAATCAATAGTACTTTTAAATGCTGATAAGTTAACAATAGATGCACAATCGGCTCTTAGACGATGTATTGAATTATACAATCATAATACTCGGTTTTTTATAGTTGTTGAAGATAAAAATAAACTTTTAAAACCAATTTTATCAAGATTTTCAGAATTTTATTGTAATAAAAAAATAAATTTATTAAAAGATATAAATAGTAGTTATAATTTATGTCAAAAAAAAATTACATCATTATCTAAATTTTTAGAAACAAATAAAGATAGTAAATTGAATGTAATAGTAAATAAATTATATAATAATGCTTATTCTGGAAATAATTTGATAGAATATATTGAATTAAAAATTCCAAATAATATGAATAAATATATTTTTTTAATACTTATAGATAATTATAAAAAATATATAAGAGATGAAAAAATTATATTACTTTTCTGTTTAAATTATATTTTTTTTCGTAGTAATATAAATATAAAAAATATTTATTTTATTTAAAAAAATGGATGACTATAATATAAATAGTTTAATAGAATCAAAAAATGAATGGTGTGCTAGATTATTAAATATTTTATCACCATGTTTAATTAGTGGTATTAAACATATATTTGATGAAGCATATTCTTTATGTATAAGTGAAGATAATGAAGAAAAATATCTAATGACTTTTCAAAATCTATTAAATAATGTACCAAAATGGAGTGATGAAATTATTAATACTGAAACTCAAAGAATTATTGAATTTAGTGGCTGTAATTATTTAGAAGATTTATTAACATGTGTTCATATAATAAACTTAAAAAGTTTAACATGTGCTAGAGTTGGTATAAAACATAAAAAAATTGATATTGATATACCTAATATAAATCAATTTATTCATAAAAGTTATATAATTTTTGCTAGAAAAATATATATTAATGTATATTTATTTGAAAAAGATATTCCCGCACTTCAAATTCAAAAAAATAATAGAGAATTAGAATTAATTTGTAAAGAATGTATATTAAACGCTATAAGAGATTCGATTCCTATAGAAAATTTATTGAAAAATTATTTAGATGAATCAAAAGAAACAGATGTTGAAGTTGAAGAAAAACGAGAAGAAATTATAGATAAAGAATTAATCGAAATTAAAAAAAATCAAGAATTAGAAAAAATAAAAGAAACAATTAAAGAAGAAATTTCTAATGAAATAAAAAAAGATACAACTTTACAAGATATTAATAAAAATTTAAATGATATAGATAGTGAAGATAATATTAGAAAAAATGCAGAAAAAGAACCAGATACAGAAATAAATATTATTGATAAAAATTTAGATAAAAAATTAGAAGATTTTGATGATTCATTAGAAATAAGTAAAAATGATTTAGATTTGGAAATAGATACAGTTAATTTAGATGATGCTGATATGTTTTCAGAATCATTAAAATTAGAACCAGAAATAAATTTAGATATTGAGGAATTAAAATAAATACGTTTTTTTATTAAAACATAAATAATAAATAAATATATAAAATGAATATTTATTATTTATCTTTATTGAGCAGTATAATTTTTTTTTTAGTAAATTTATTATATAAAAAATTTTATAAAAAAGAAGAAGTAAATATAAAAAATATTTTGCAAAATTCTATTTTAATATTTGTAATTATAGTTATTGCAAACAGTATTCTATCAAATATTATAATTTCTGATTTACAAAATGTACCAAAAGTTTTTTTAAATAATCCTGATTTTTAAAACTAATTTATTATGTTAATTTTTATATAATAAATTATATCATAATTGGTAATTCATCTATATTAAAAATATATGCAGATTTATTTATTCTTTTCTTTGGAATTATGTATTTTTCAAATATTTTATTTTTTAATACGTTATTTGGTATATGTTTATGAACTGTTCTTGCTATCATTTTATATAATTTGAAATTTGGATATCTCTCACTTCCATCATTTTTATATAAAATATTTTTATCATTATCATCATAAACCCAAGATATGATTAATTTTTTAATTTTAGATTTTATTTTAAAAGCATCATCAATATCGTTAACAAAATAATCAAATAAGCTACAACCTAGCCTAGAGAGATCAAAACTAAAATTTGGTTCTACTCGTGGTTTTTCAGAATTATAATATGGTTCACAATTATATTGAGAATACGCATCTCCATCTATTGAATAACTATCGTTAAAAAAATTTATTTTATTAAATTGATAAATTGCTCTACCAAAATCAATAATTTTATATATTTTTCCAAATGTAGGAATTTTATAATGTGTATTATTAATTTTATAATACAAAAATTGTTTGTTTGTATTAATAAATACTATATTATTTGTATGTAAATCATTATGAGTAAAATTAAAACATTTTTGATATGTAGATAAAATTATAAGAACTTGTAAAATTATAGATTCCCATTCATTATCTTTAATTTTATTATTCAAAATATAATTATCTAATGTATCTTCACAACATTCTAATATTATTGATTGAACTGGAAATAAATTTATATTACATAAAATATCTTCCTCTTCATCTTCGTCATCTTCATCGTATGAAGAACTTTTACTGGAATCACCATCATCATTACTTTTTGTTTCTTCCTCATCAGATGAATTTGATGTAGAAGAAATACGGGAAGAACACGAAGAAGAAGTAGATTTACTATAAGATTTATTAGAATTATTAGAAGTATTTGAATATTTATTAATTTTTAATTCATTTAAATCTATATTATCAAAATTTACATTTTCTAAAGTTTGTTTTTTATTATTATTAATTTTATCATCAGAAATTTCTATAATATTTAAATCACACGAATCTCCAAAACATAATTTTCTTTTATTACATTTTGTATTGTATATTAATTTTTTCTCATGATTATTATTAATAAAATTAAATAATTTATTTAAATTTTCTTTGAAAAAATCTGATTCTGATAAAAAATCTATGTCTTCTGAAATATCATATTGAAAATTATTTTTTAATCCAATAAAAGAACCATAAAAATCTATTCCATTTATAAAATTATAATTATTTAGTAGTATACTAGAAAGATATGAAAAAAATCCATCACAATATGAACTATTTAGTGGATTATTAATCTTTAAAGAATTAATACTTAAATCATTGCTATATTTTGGTAAAGAATAATTTATATTACTTATATCTATTTTTCCAAGTAAAAATTTAGTTGGATCTAATATTGGAGAAAATTTTAGAAATACTTTTTTTGTTTCAATATTATCGTTGCTAATATCTTTTATTGTAGCATAAAATTTAGAATAATTAATTTTTTTTTCTAAAGTTACAATATTATTTTTATTGTTTAAATTAAATAAATTATAATTATTTTCTGTTATATTAAAAAAAAACTTGTATATTGGTATATAATTTTGATTATTATTAATTTCACTAAACTCTTCAAAATTTTTAAATAAATTATTATTATTATTTTTTTTATAAGAAATACTCATTAATAATATTATTAATAATAATAATTTTATTATTTAAACGTTTTTATATTATTTAGTAAAAAATATAATATTTATTTTTATATTATTATTAATGACACTAGAATTGAAAAAATTTGATATGAGAACTATTAGTTTCAAACCGGATGAAAACAAAGGTCCTGTTGTTGTATTAATTGGAAGACGTGATACTGGAAAATCATATTTGGTTAGAGATTTATTATATTATCATCAAGATATACCATTGGGAACTGTAATTAGTGGAACAGAAGCAGGAAATGGATTTTATAGTGAACATGTACCTAAACTATTTATACATGATGAATATAATAGTGTTATTATTGAAAAAATTTTGAAGCGTCAACGAACTGTTTTAAAACAAATAAAAAAAGAAATTGAAACTTTTAAAAAAACATCTATAGACCCAAGAGCATTTGTAATTTTAGATGATTGTTTATATGATGCATCATGGACTAAAGATAAAGTTATGCGATTGCTTTTTATGAATGGACGTCATTGGAAAATGATGTTAATTATAACTATGCAATATCCATTAGGTATTCCTCCAAATTTACGTACAAATATAGATTATGTATTTATATTGAGAGAACCATATATAGCAAATAGAAAACGTATATATGAAAATTATGCAGGAATGTTCCCAACATTTGAATCTTTTTGTCAAGTTATGGATCAATGTACTGAAAATTATGAATGTTTAGTTATTAATAATAATGTTAAATCAAATAAATTACATGATCAAATATATTGGTATAAAGCAGAAGATCATAAAAATTTTAAATTAGGTTCTAAAGAATTTTGGGAAATTAGTAAAAACCTTGATTCTGATGATGAAGAAGAAGTTTATGATCCAAATACAAATAATAAAAAGAAAGGTCCAAAAATAAATGTAAAAAAAAGTAAATGGTAGAAAAAATACAATTATTTTATAAAATAATTTAAAATATTATCTATAAATCTATAAATTTATAATTTATAATATAAATAAAGGTTACTATAGTCATACTTATAAGAGTAATAAATATATTTGCATTTACTGAAAAATTATTGATATATAATAAATACATGATTATTGAATAAGTAACCCAGAATAATCCACCTAAAACAGTATGCATAATAAAAGTTTCTATTTTTGTTTCAGATTTATATTTAACCAAATTAAATTGTAATAAATTTATATAGAAAAAACTTCCACTTAAAAATGCATAGACACCTATTGATTTATTATCAAAACTAATAATATCTAAAACAAGTAATGCGATTGCTAAAATAAATCCACTTGTTAACCAATAAGTAAAAAAATTTTTTATAATATCTTTTCTAAATAATTTATCTTTAATAGAATTTAAATAATTCATTATATATATTATTATATTTTTTCAAGTTTTATTGAAGTACATTCTAATTTTTTTATTTCATTTTCTTTATTATTTTCTTCTTTATAATTATAATCACATTCATGATTAACATAAAAAATGTGTTGACTGCAAAAATATTTTCCACATTTACATGAATAATCAGATAACTTTATTTTTTTATTACAATTTGAATGATTACATCTTTTATTATTTTCTAAATTTAAACTCATTAATATATTATAAATTATTAATAATATATTAATTAAAATTTATTTCATTTTTTTATTTTTTTGTCTTTTATTAGTTTTTTGTCTTTTATTAGTTTTTTGTTTTTTATTAGTTTTTTGTTTTTTATTAGTTTTTTGCTTTTTTGCTTTAATTTTTTTTCTACTTCTTTTCTTTCCATTGGCTTTAGCAAATTTATTACGTATAGATGTTTCATCATCTTCATCTTCATCTTCATCTTCATCTTCATATTTATTTCTTTTTTTTGTATTATTTTGTATCATTAATGGCTTAGTTATTACACCATCACCCTTAAAAGATTTTTTATTATTTTCTATATATTCATTATGTTTATCCATAATAAAATCAAGTTTTTCCATATTTTTTTTATTACTATTCATTTTTTGTTCTCTATTATGCATATTATGCATACTTAATTGTTCTTTTAAACTATCAAATAATTTTGGTTGTTCTACAAAAAATGTTTCATCTATATTTTCTTGTGAAAATTTACCTAACCAATTATAATTATCAAAACTTAATACATAAGAATTTGTATTTTTTAAAGTATTTATATAAAAATATAAATATACTAATAGTAAATCATCAATTTCGCTTTTTGATTTAATTTCTTCATTAATAAATATAATTTTTGGATTTTCTCCTTGTAAATCTTTAAAAAAATTATTATGTTCCTGAGAAATAATTAAAATTATTGTATTTGGATAATACTTATTAAAAAGCTGTTTAAGATTATTTTTTACTTCTAATTCGTTAATTCTTTCATTTTCATGAATTCTATAATATAAATTAAGACCATCTACTAATAAAAAATTTGTTGGTTTTAATGAATCTTCATTTTTTTTTATAATTGGTTTAATTATGTTTTCCAATGTCTCACTTACTAATGTTTTAAAATTTTCACTCTTTAATTCATTTTGTATTTTTTCGTAATATGGTTTACCTTTTTTTTTTATCTCTTCTTTATCTGGCATATATTTTAAAAAAAATTCTTTTAGCTTTTCATTTATTGTAAAAATTTTATCATTTGTTGTTTCTATTTCTATATCACTCATTATATATATATATTAACATATATATTAATTAATTTCTGGATTTTTATCACTATTTTCTTTATCAATATTTTCTGTTAATTTACTTAAACCATGATCATTATTTTCTTGTTTACCAACAATAACATTTTCATCTTCGAATAATTCTTTTCTTAAATCAGAAGTAGAAACATCATCATTTTCTCCGTCACCAAATAGTAAATTTTTTCCAGGAACATCCATTCTATCTGCATTTACCAAATTTCCTTCTTCATCTATAGATTGCATTAAACGATTACCATGTTTATTTGCTTTTTCTATATTTTCATCAATTGCTTTTTCTTTTGAATCTTTTACTCTTTGTTTGAATTTTTCTTTTGAAACTTCATCATTTTTCTTTTTTTCTGCCATAAGTTGATTTAATTCTTTTTCTAAATATTCTACTTTACCTGTTTTATATGCATCAGGATGAAATGGTAACCATTTACCAACATGACCAACATAAACATCATGATCAGGGTCTTCTTCTCTTAACATTTTACATTTAATTTCAGCTTCTTCTTGTGTTTCAAATGAACCACGAACTTTTACTCCTCTAGTATTTGTTTGAAATTCATTTATTTTATTATATTCTTTTAATAATTCTTCTTCTGAATTATCTAAGAATGTTTTATAATCATCTTCTAAAGTTGTTGAAAATAATTTTTCTTTTTCTTCTATTAAAAAGTCATCTAATTCTTGTAAAATTTTATTACTATCTAAAGAATATTTATATGATATAAAATTTAAAAAATTATTAAATTTTTCAATTGATTTTCTAACTTCAAAATTTTTTAGATATTTTTCAAAAAAGAATAATTCTTTATTTTTTATATGATCTTCTGGTGATAAAAAACTTAAACATACAAATTTTTGACCTGAAATACTTGTATCTTCATTTAATAAATCAACATATTTTGTTGAATTTTTTTTATCTTTTTTTTTTGTTGACATTTATATTTTTATTAGTTAATTAATTTTAAGTTTTTTATTATAAAAATATATTATTTTTTTCTTTTATAATATTATAATAAAATGAATCCTGGTATGGGAGAATTAGTAAAAAGAGCTATCAAATATTTAGTAGAAGGTATTATGGTTGCGATTGTTGCATTTGTAATTCCTCAAAAACCATTAAAATTTGAAGAAATTGCTATTATTGCTTTAATGGCTGCTGCAACATTTTCCATATTAGATACTTTTGTACCAAGTATGGGTGCCTCAGCTAGATCAGGTGCTGGATTTGGTATTGGTGCAAATTTAGTTGGTTTCCCAAGATTTTAATTTAAGTAATTAATTTTTCATTAAGTTAAATAATAATTTATTTAGTAAATAATTTATTATTTAGGATAAAAATTTTTTTATTTTTTTATTTCTTTATTTTTTTTGTATTATTTTTATTATTTAAGTCATTTGGTATATATCTTAAAAAATATTTATCATATTCTTTATCACCATGTTTTAATTTTTTATTTTTTAATGTTTTATGTTTATAAGATTTTTTTGATCTTATATCTTCTAATGATTCTTGTTCACCATAACATCTTATTGAAAATCTTTTAAGTAATCCTTTTTGTTTTAATCTATTTTTTAATTGGACTTTAAATAAAAATTCTGAAATACATAGTAATCTATTTGTATCATAATATTCTCTGTTTGTAAAAATAAATATTAAATAAAAACTGAGTATAGTATCTATTGAAGCTACTTTTATTTTCTCATTATTTAAATATATTATATTATAACTGTGACAAGACATTGTATTGTATATAAATGCAATTACATCTTTATTTACCACTATTTCATAATGTTCAGATATATAACCATTTACTCCTTTTTTTTTATTAATTTTTACATTTTGTATACCTTCATATTCTAATTGTTCTTTAACTATTGTTGCACTTGTTTCTGCGTTTTCTGATAAAATATCAAAATCTGGTATTTTACTAATAATTTTCTGTTGTTTTTTGGGCATATAATTTCCATATAAGTTTGCTGCATAACCTCCAAAAAATATTAGGCCTTGATCGATAAAAGATTTTCTCACTATTTCATAAATTTTTATTTGTTCTGAATATTTTCCTTCAAATTTTCTTTGAAAATTAGAATTAGTACAATTCATTCCTTTTAGTGGATAACACATATTTAAAAGAATAAGTCTTTTTAAAATTTTTTCCCATCTAGATACATCTCCCATTGGGCGCGATAATTCTAAATACATTGCCATTCTTAAAAAATCCGGAGGGCAATATGAAATTGAATTAATTTTTATACTTTTTTTATATAAATTATTAAAAAGTTCAGAATCTATTTGTGTTATATCTGCTATTGGCATAAAATTAACATAAACTTTATAAGTTCCTTCATGTACTCCCGCTTTAGCTTCTACTTCATCATAACCATTTTTATAATAAATATCTGCAAGTTGTTTACTTAAATTTAATGCATTAGGAGAGAAAAAATCATAATCTGGTATTTCTATATTTCTATTATAAAATCTATATTGTTCAGGTAAAATATTATTTACTGCTGTTCCGCCATAACATAATGTTTTATTTTTGCGTAAAAAAATTTCTAATATTTGTATTATGTTTTTTACGTCTTTAGATTGTGCTAATTTTTTCCCACTTAAAATATTAGCATTATCTATAGCTTGTCTTAAAATTTCTAATTCTTTATTTTTATTACTATTCATTATATATAAATAAATATAAAAACAAAAATTATATTTATTTAATAAACAAAATACATTATATAATTTTACACACTTTCCGCTCAATCTGGTAAACTTGCTGGAGATGCAGCAGTACCTGTTTCTATAGTATCGGGCGGTACTAAATCTTTTCTTAAAGTTGAATGTTTTAAACAAAAAGAATATCCTTGAGAATGCTCTTTAAACAATTTTAAATAATTTTGTAAATTATTATCATAATTTTGAAATTTCATAGCAATTAATTGACACCCATTTGTATAAGCATTTGTAAAATCATAATTATTCACATCATTTTTAAATGATGGAGTAACAAATATTAATTTATTTTTTGAATTATTTTTAATTAAAGTATCATTTTTTGAATTTATATTATCAATACTTATTAAATGAGAATCAATACCAGAACGTATATTTATAAGATTATCTAATCCACTCTGAGTTAATAAAGAATTGTTTTTCACATTTGCCATTAAAATTATTTTTTCTGATAAATTACTAGTTAGTCCACTATTTTTTCTTAAATTTAATGGAAGAAGTTGAATATTATTTCTATCAATATTATTATTGTTTATTAAATAACCGGTATTTAATAATGTTTTAGTTAATAAAACTGTCATATTTTCATACATTTTTTTATTTTCGCTTTTTATTCTAAAATGTAGTATTAAAGGGTCCTTATTCAAGTTACTAAATGCTCCTTGATAATCTTCTCCATTACCATTAATAATAACATCCAATACATCTTCCAATGGTAAATAATTAAATGTTTCTTTTATTGAAAAATTAATATTTATTGAGCTAGCAACTACTGGCATATTTTCTATCGAATATATTTCAAAATCTAAACATCTAGCTCCCAATTTTAAAGCATATGTCATTGCACATATATTAACCCAATTATTTTTATAACCACCTGCATTACAACAATTATATGCAGTTTTAATATAAAAATTTCTTAATATTCCATGATATGGGTCATTATAATCTGTAGGGGTAGTAATTGATAATGGCAATTGTTTATATTTTATATTATTAAAACTTGTTAATCTTGAAAAATTATATTTATAATTATCACAATTTGTATCTTTTAAATTTAAAATAGAAAAAAACCATGAAAAAAATAATAAAAGTATTGTTATAATCATTATAATAGCAACAATACTATATAGGTCGTTACTGTTTGATTTATTTACAAAATCTTTAACACGATTTACAACTTCTTCTCCTGCCTTTTGTAGTTTTTCTTGTTGGTCTGACATTTATTATTAATTATATTATAAAAATATATTAATATTTATTAATATAATTTTATATATAATAACTATAATGGCAGGTGGATTATTAAATTTAATAGCAATTGGTAATCAAGATTTAATTGTAATTGGAAATCCAAATAAAAGTTTTTTTAAAGTTACATATAATAAATATACAAATTTTGGCATGCAAAAATATAGAATTGACCAAACTGGTCAAACAAATATAAATTTAAATTCAGAGTCTAAATATACTTTTAAAATATCAAGATATGGTGATTTACTATTAGATACTTATTTAGTATTAACTTTACCAAATATATGGAGTCCAATATTAAAATATAAAATACCAGATTCAACATCATATGAATATAGACCTTATGAATTTAAATGGATAAAAAATATTGGAACACAAATAATTAAAGATATGACTATAACAATTGGTGGGCATATTATTCAAAAATTTTCAGGAAGTTATATTCAAAATACAATAGAAAGAGATTTTTCAGGTGAAAAGAAAAAAATATTTGATAATATGATTGGAAACATCGATGAATTGACTAATCCTGAAAAAATTTCAAACAGAAATAATAATTATCCCAATGCTTTTAAAATAAATGATGATGACATTGAACCATCTATCTATGAAAGACAATTATTTATACCAATAAATGCGTGGTTTACTTTATTAACAACTTCAGCAATACCATTAGTTTGTTTACAATATACTGATTTGGAAATTCATTTTACTTTTAGACCACTTGTAGAACTTTTTACAATTAAAGATATTACTTATGATATTAGTAATAATCCTTTAAAAATAGATACAAATTTTTATGATAATTTTCCAAGAATTAAACCTAATCAATCTAAAGATTTAAGATATGCATTTCATAGATTTATAAAAGAACCGCCCGTATCTGATATATTAGATGAATATATATATGAAAATACTAATAATAATTTAAATATGAATATTCATTTATTAACTACACAATGTTTTTTAGATAATGACGAGCGTAACTTTTTCTCTAAACATTCACAAACATATTTAATTAAAGAAGTTCAAGAATATGATTTTTATAAAGTTAATAAATCTAGTAAAATTAAATTAGAATCACATGGATTAGTATTAAATTGGATGTGGCATTTTCAAAGAAATGATATAGCAGATAGAAATGAATGGTCTAATTACACAAATTGGGAATATGAAGAAAATATTCCAAATAATTTAATTAAATTGAAAGATTCAGATGATAATGACATCATGTATCCATATAAAAAAATATATACAGATAGTAATAAGAATATTTTAATAACTGGAAATATACCTAATGATTATGAAGAAAATAATAATAAATTTATTATGAGAGATTTTGCAATAATTTGTGATGGTAAATATAGAGAACAGCAACTTCCTTCTGGTGTTTTTAGCATGGTTGAAAATTTTTCAAGAAATAATTCTAATTCAAAAGATGGGCTTTATCATTATTCATTTTCAATAAATAATGACCCTTATAAATATCAACCTTCTGGTGCTTTTAATACAAATAAATTTAAAACTATAGAATTTGAATTTAATACTAATTTTAATCCACCTCTAGACTTATCTAATGTAACTTTTAATACAATTTGTGATCCAATAACACAAGAACCAATTGGTGTTACAAAAGAGCCAACCAGTATATATAAATATAATTATGATTTACACATATATGAAGAAAAATATAATTTATTAAAATTTCAATCCGGAACAGCTGATTTAGTTTATAGTAGATAATTTTAAATAATTTTTATTTTTTTTACTTTACGAGTACCATATCCATGTTTTTTACGAGATTCTTTAGCTAATTTTAGTGCTTTTGAATTTGTTTTACAACCTTCTTCTAAAATTTTATAATCTATTGCTGCTGCTTTTCCACTACTAATTGAACTAGCTAATCTTGCTATTCCCCAACTATGTGCACTTTGTTTTGGTCTTGAACCACTCGAATAATATGCACCCATACCTTTTTTAAGAATTTTTTTTAATGATTTTTTTGAACATCCTGTTTTTTTTATTAACTCATTATTTATTGAGAGATTTTTTATATTATATATTCTTTTAGCATTAATTATATGTTGTGATTTTTTAGATTTATAAGATTTTACTGGTTCTCTTTTTATATAAATACCTTTTTTGTATGCTTTTCTAGATTTTTTTAATTGTTTTAATTGTTTTTTTTTATCTTTATTAGAAAGTTTATTTGGTAAATATTTAATAGGTATATTCATTTTTATATATTTATATTATAAATATATTTTAATTTGTAATTTATGGTAAAAATTTTTTTAATATTTTTTTTATATAAGTTTCTTGATAATTAATGTGAAATCTTAAAACATTATAATAATCATTAATTATAGATGAAATATTTGATAATTCTCTCTGAATAATATAAAAATTTTTACAATTATCTATAAATTTATTTACATTGAAAATAGTTTCAATAGTTGTTTTATCATAAATAATATTATATTCTTTATTTAAATCGTGATTTTTAATAAAATTTTCCATCAATTTTTCCATATACATTATTTTACCCAAACAAATATTAATTTTTCTCTCTTTTTTAATAATATCAATTATATATATTGATATATCTTCTGGAAAAAATCTATTTAGAATAGTTATCATTTATCATCTATATTAAATATTTAATATAGATAATAATATCAATTTTTTTTATGAGTAACATGTTTTTTACTATATTAATAAATCATTAAAAGGTTGTGGTCCACAATAATTAAATTTATTATTATTAGTAATTGAAGAATAGCAATTAGAATTAATATTGACATCTTTTTTTAATGTATTTTTTAGAGGATTTGATATAATAAGTTCATCATTTATAAATTTTAAATTACCAGATATATCTTTTTCAGATTTCATTTTTAATGACTCATTTTCATAAAAATTATTTATAAAACTTAAATATTTTGTTATTATACCTCTATCATTTGCTATTTTTACATCATCTTTATTATTGTCTAAATCTAAATTATTTAATTTTTTTAATTCCATCTTAAAATCTTGATAATTTGGATAAAGTCTTTGGGTATTATCAGATATTGTACTATAATTTGCACTTGGATCTACACTAAAAAAATCTGTTCTATTATTTTTACTATAATATGTGTTCATACATATATCTTCTCCGGTTATTCCATTAGATAAATCTGGATTATTCATATTTTTATTTTTTAAATCTCCAGAACAATTATAAAATTGTTCCGTATTAATTAAATAATTATTATTTAATAGTTCACCATCTTTATCAACTGGATTATATTTTTTTAGTCCATCTAAATCATTTATAGAATTATTACAAAAATCAAATAATATTCCTTGCATATTAGTATCAAAAGTATTTTTAGTATTTGATTTCCAAAAATTATTTATATCAACATTATCTGTATTTAAATAAACATTTTTTTTATTTGTATTACAAATTTTTTTAATTTTAAAATATTCATCATTAGATGTTATTTTTTTATATTTTAATCTATCATTATTAGAAAAATCAGTTAGTATATTTTCTAATTCTAAACATTTACTATTAATAATTTCTACTCTAGAAACATCTTTATATTTTATTGTGTAATTGTTATAAAAACTATAATTATTACCACAACAATTATATTTTGTATTTTTTCTCTCAGAATTTGATGAAAATAATGTATTTGCTGAACATTGTTCTTCCCATGGACAAAATTTATAGCCAGTATCAATAGTATGTAAATTACTTATATCATAAACTTGTCCTCTTCCACCTAATATTTGATTATATGATATATCATAAATTTTTACACAATCTCTATTTGTAGGATATAATCTACAATCAGAACAATCTTTAATTATTTCAGAATTATCAGAATTATCAAAATTTTCTTTATTTTTGCAATTATAAAAAATATTATAAATTAAAATTATTAATAATACTAAAATTAATAAAAAATAAAATATATTATCTTTTATTATTTTTTTCATAAATAATATTATATTATACTAATAAAAAAATATTATTATTTACTATCTTAATAAATTATTATTGTACTGATTATTTACTATAATAAACTTACAATTATTATATAATTCATCTATATTTTTAGAATTTGTATATGTACAAGTACTTCTTATACCACCTAAATAATTATTTACAGTATCATCTAATTTTCCCTTATATAATACTTTAATTTCTCTTCCCTCTGAACTTCTATAATGTTTATTATTATTTGCAGCATAATTATTATTCATTGCATATGATGAACTCATTCCATAAAAAAATTTATATTTTTTATCATTTTCTTCAATTAAATCACCAGGATTTTCATCATGACCAGAAAATTCACCACCAATCATTACAAAATCAGCGCCAGCACCAAATGCTTTACTACAATCTCCTGAACAAGTTATGCCTCCATCACTAATAATATATTTATTATATTTTTTAGCAATCTCTCTACATTCTAAAATACATGAAAATTGAGGAACCCCAATACCTGTTTGAATTCTAGTTGTACATGCACTGCCCCCACCTATACCACATTTAATAATATCTACATCACAATTTATTAAATCTTCGACTCCTTCTTTTGTACAAACATTTCCAGCAACTATAATATTATTTGAATAATTTTGTTTAACTTTTTTACAAAATTCTTTAAAGTTTTTTATATAACCATTCGCAATATCTATTAAAATAAATTTACAATAAAAATTATCCAAAATGTTCTTCAAATTTTCGTAATCTATATCACTTATTCCTGTAGAAATCATAAATAAATTTGGGTCTAATTTATTATTTGAATTATCTTCATTAAATTTTTGTAAATCTTCTAATTTATGAAATTTATGTAAAGCAGTTATAATTTTATGTTTTGAAAGTGTTTTATAAATGTCTAATGTTCCTATACTTGTCATATTGGCTGCTATAATTGGAACACCTTCCCAATTATTATTAGTAAAACTAATTTTTTTCTGGATATTTATTTCTGAACGACTATTAATTTCTGATGATTTTGGTAATATTAAAACATCTTTAAAATCATAAAATTTATTGTCAGAGTAAAACATATAAATGTCTATATTATATTTTTTATTGTTTTTAAATTATTTTAATCAGTTATATTAATATATAATATATAATGACAGATACTTATCCGATATTTAGTGATGATTTAACAAGAAAACAGTTATCTAATGTAAAATGTTTCACTAATAATGATGCCGATACTAATAATTTAGTAAGCAAATCTAGTTCAACCGGAATACCTTTATGTAATAATACGGTAACTGATGATACTAATTTCTTTGCTCAAGTTGACTCAAGTGGTTGTTGTATTACTGATGATTTAATAGATAAATGTCCAGATGGTCATAATATAGGACTTCATTATTTACAAGATGGTGATATATCAAGAAATGTTTGTCATAAACAAGAAATTAGAACTTTATTTTCATTACATGATCATGGTCCATCATTACAAAAATTTTTTACATTTGCTTTTATATCAGTTTTAAGTTTAGCACTTGCTGCTTTAACCGGAAGTTGTTATCAATTTTGGTTAATTTATGGTAAATCTATGGATTGTTTATATTATCAAAGTAATTGTGATAATATTAGTAGTGAAGGCGATAAAGCTTCAGTTATTGATTATGTATTTCCTTCAAATATTTTAAAACACCCATATCAACCTTGTCAGCCATGTAATTCTGTAGATGATAAATTTATGTTTGGCGGTAATAATGGTAAAACTTCAAAATTTGTTAGCAATTATAGTTATCACTATATAAATGGTACAAAATGTATAGTTTTAGATAATAAAAATAAAGATTGTAAAAGAACTTTTCCATATAATATACCAGATTTAGTAAATTCAAAGAATGGTGGATTTTTTACTGGTTTAATTAAAGTCTTTGGATTATCAATAATAATTCCTCTATTGTTTTATAGAAAAATTTTTAATGGAGCATTAAGTATGGTATCAAAAAATTATTCAAAGAACTTAAAAGATATAAAAATAATAAATACTCTTGTATTTATTATACTTTCTGGATTAATAGGTCTTTTATTATATATATTAAAAGTACAAAATCCATTTGTCTTATTTTTTAGTGGACCATTTTCTGTTGCAAGTATTTTAACTGTATTATTTAGTGGTCCTTGGGTATCAATAATATTATTTATATTATTAATAATCTCATTTTTTAGTCCAACTTTATTGTTAATGGGTAAACCACCAAGAAACGAAGAAGAATTAAATAAAGCATTCTTTAGTAAACAGGGTAAATTAGATTTTTTAAAGTACTATAAATATCCTATAGCTGATTTATTTTATTGGAAAGATAATTATCCAAATATAAGCACTGCAAAACAATGGGCATTAAATATTTTAATGTGTCTAATACCGCTACCTTTATTTATTATAGGTACAATTGTATCTATTTCTATTGGAATGGCGTTTGTTAATGTATTTTGGGTATTTCAATTGTTTTTTGGTTTATTTTATTATCCATTAAGCAATGGAATAGAACTTTTTGATATTATGAAAAAACATAGTGATTTTCTAACAGTATTTTTTTGTGTATTAGTATTTGCTTCCGCAAGCTCCGCATTCGAAAAACCAGATGGTACAAATCATATACGTGGAATTATGGGAGCAGTATTAGCTGTTATAATATTAATAAAAATTTTTTCAATGTCATCATCATAAATAAATATATTAATTAATATATACTAATTAAAATATTTAAATACATAATTATTTATATTTTTATATGACAAAAAAAAAAAAAAAAGAGTTACCACTTGTTAGTATATGTACTCCTACATTCAATAGACGACCATTTTGGAATACAACAATAACATGTTTTAATCATCAAACTTATCCGAAAAATAAAATGGAATGGATTATTATAGATGATGGAACAGATAAAATTGAAGATTTAGTATCAGATATATCAAATGTTAAATATTTTAAATATGATAAAAAAATGCCACTTGGTAAAAAAAGAAATATTATGCATGAAAAATCTAGCGGAGATATTATTGTTTATATGGATGATGATGATTATTATCCACCTGAAAGAGTATCTCATGCAGTGAATATGCTACTATCGCATCCATCTGCTTTATGTGCAGGAGCAAGTGAAATTTATATATGGTTTAAACATATTCAAAAAATGTATCAGTTTGGACCATATAATAAAAATCATGCAACAGCAGGAACATTTGCATTCAAAAAAGAATTATTAAAAGAACATAAATATGAGGATCACGCAGCTTTAGCCGAAGAAAAAGCATTTTTAAAAGATTATACGGTCCCATTTGTACAATTAGAACCAAAAAAAACAATATTAGTCTTTTCACATATTCACAATACTTTTGATAAGAAGAAACTTTTAGAAAATGGTGAAAATGATTATCAAAAAGTTTCTGAAAAAACTGTTGATGATTTTGTAAAAGAAGAATATATAAAAAAATTCTTTTTAGAAGATATTGATGAACTATTAAAAAATTATGAACCCGGAGATCCATCTAATAAACCAGATGTATTAAAACAAATTAAAGAAATTGAAGAAGAAAGAAAAAAAATGGTAAAAAATAATACAAACAATGGAAATGGAAAAATAATATTAAACCAAAATGGTAATCAAATTGAATTAAATAATGAACAAATAGTTTCAATATTAAAAAATCAACAAGAAAATATTGAACAACTTAATAAAGTTATTGAATTAAAAAATAAAGAAATTGAATCTCTTAAAGAAAAATTGCAAAATTTTTCGGATACTAATAATAAAATAAGTGAAATTAGAGATTTATTATTAAATAAATGATAATTATTATTTATTATATTATATATAATAATTATGATTTTAGAAAAATTATGTTTGCCATCTATTTTATACATAGGTTTTAGTTTAGTACAAATTATTATAGATATTTTTAATAATATTTATAACAAAGCAATAATAAAATTTTTTATAATGATTATTTTTTCTCTAATATTAAATATTTTATGTGAATCTGGTCTACAAGTAATAGCTTGGATAATTGTTCTAATTCCATTTATCTATTTAACTTTATTAAGTGTATTAGTATATACTGTATTTGGAGAAAATAAAAAAATTAATCAAGATATTTCAGATATATCAAATAATTTAGATTTATCTAACAATATATCAGTTTTATGTCCAGAAAATGAATCACCCGAAAGTTATTTTTTAAAAACTAAACAAAATTGTTATAAACCAGCTTCGGATATTGTAAATAAAATAAAAAGAATAGATAGAGATAAAAAAAGATTGGAGTTATATGATAAATTAGATAACTATTATAATTTAAATACAATAAATAATGAAAATAAATACGATTTATCAAATAATCCAACAAAATATAATTTAGTAAAAAAATTTTTAGATAAATCTTTAAATAGTAATTACGTTGATTTTATTTATAGCAAACAATTATTTAAATATATTATTCCAAAAGAATATATAAAATCTAATAAATTATTTAATAATAATTTAACTAATAATTATGATAATTTAATGAAGAAATATTATATTATAGATAGTAATAATTATATACCATGTCCTAATGATGAAAATTCTTCTTCTTTTTTTAAAAAAACTGGAAACAAATGCTATGAATTAAAAAATAATACAAAATAAATATAAACATAATAAATTATTATTATTAATATATGATTAATAATAATAATTTATTACTAAACGAATGGAATTTATGGCTTCATTCTCCTAATGATAGCGATTGGAGTATAAGTAGTTTCAAAAATATGTATACAATTAAAACTATATATGACCTTATTAAATTACAAGAAGGAATGCCTAAAGAAATTTATGAAAATTATATGATTTTTATTATGAAAAATAATATAAAACCAATTTGGGAAGATCTAGAAAATAAAGAAGGCGGCTGTTTTTCTTATAAGATATTAAATTCAAATATTTATGAATATTCTAAAAAAATTATATATTATATATTAGGTAATACTATTTCAGATAATGAATTAATTTTGAATAATATAAATGGAATTTCTATTAGTCCAAAAAAGCATTTTTGTATTTTTAAAATATGGATAAAAAATATTTCTGTTTTTAATTCTGAATTTAATATTGATATTATTTCAGATATTGAAATGAATGATATTTTTAATATTTATAGCAAATTAAATGTAGATGTTAATAAAATAATATATAAAAGTCATAAATTATTATATTAATATATAATATATGAAATTTGATTTATATAATATATCTGAAATTGTAGGAAATCTTAGCATTTTTTTACTAATTATAAGTGGTAATTTTATTGGAGATATTTTCTCAAATGATTTGATAAAATTATTAAAAAATAATATTTTTATCAAACATTTGGCTGGATTTTTAATAATGTTATTTTTTGTTGGTTTTATTCAAAAAAATATATCGTTTAAAGATAAAATATTAAACAGCTTTATTCTTTATATTTTATATATTTTAATAATGAATAATCATATATATGGAATATTAATCATCGTTATTTGTATTTCATTATTATATATTAATAATCTATATATTAAAGACTTGGAAAAATCATTATCAATTAACAAAGAAATATCTGATGCAATTAATAATAATATTATATTATCAAAAAAAATAAATGTATACATATTAAGCTTTACAATATTTATAATATTTATTGGAATATTTTATAATATATATAATAAAAAAAAATTAGTCACTTAACTTAGGTAAAGGAGCCAAACATAATTTTATTTCACCCAAAGAAGCTACATTATATTTAACTATTAATGGTTTATTATTATTTAAATATATTTCTATTTGATTACATAAATTTGTACATTTTATAAAATAAATTAAATTCTTTAATGAAAATTCTCCTTGAGTAATATCATCTGCATTTTGTTTTTGAATAAAATGCATACTATTATTTGATTCAGTTCTTCTAATTTCAGCTCTAGCATATTGACCATTACATATAAAGATTAATTCATTATTTACAGATTTAATTTCTAATTTTTCAGATATATTTGCTAGATCTCTAACTATTTTTTGAAAATCAATTGATGGTATATTTATTATTGATGAAAAATGTACATCTGGTATTTGTAATTCTTCTTTATCTGGCTCTATTAATCTTAATTTTTGAGTTTTAGATTGTTTTATATCTCCATTCTCAAATTTTAATCCTAATTCTGTTACTATTCCATCTATATAATCATTTTTTTCTATATATATTGTTAAAGTATCATCATTATCTATTGTTGATATTAGTTTAAATAAATGTATCATATTTACACCTACTACTATTTTATCATATTTACAATCAAAAAATTCAAATTTTTCAGCATGTAAATTTAAATAAACTAAAATAGTATGTGTTTTATCCATAGAAACAATTCTTATTCCATTTTTTGTAAAAATTATTGTAGTTTCTAATAATATATCTTTTAGTGCGGTCATTAAAATTCTAAAAGGTGCTATTTGAACTGTTTTTATTGTTAATACATTATCTTGACTTTCAACACTATCTTCAATTTCCATTATGGTATATTTATATTATAAAATATATAAGCTTTAAATTAATTATTAATTAAAATTTTTGTCTATTATTTAATAATAATTTTTATTAATAAAATTAATATATGAAATTATTACAATGTTTATTATGTAATTTTTTTATACATAAAAAAAATTATCATACAAATTTTCCTGAAAAAATTGTATCTTTTAAAAATTCTAAAAATATATTTTTAGATAATGATATATATTTTGATATATATAATGATAAATATGAATATAATTCAAATAATTTGTATAAAAAATATAATGATTTAACCGCAGAACATATTTTTCCACAATCTTATATAAAAAAATATTCTAATTCTAATTCTAATTCTAACTTTGATATGCACAATATATATTTAACTTCCTCAATAACAAATAATTTTAGAAGTAATTATAAATATGTTGATGAAATTAATTATATTAAGATTATTAATAAAACAAAATATATACTTTTACCAAAATCAGAATTAAAAATATATAATAATTCATTATATTATAGGTCAAATTATTTAAATATATTTATTCCAAATAATTATTCAAGAGGAATGATTGCTCGCTCAATTGCTTATATGAAATTAACATATATAGAATTAAACATGGATAATGTTATAGATGTTTATACTTTAAAAAAGTGGAATCTATTATATCCCCCCTCTTTTTATGAAAAATATAGAAATTATATAATAAAATTAAAACAGGGAAATGAAAATATTTTTATAACAAATTATTTATTAGTTAATGAATTATTTTAAAAAAAATAACTTAAATAAATATTCATTTTATTATTTATAAATACAATGTCAACCGAAGATCTACCACAATCCATTACTCTCAATCTACAACAAGGTTTATTAGTTCACTCTATGATTGATGTTATGACTAAGCGTGGTGCTTTTATTGCGGAAGAACTTAAACCTGTAGGTGAACTTTATGATTTTGTAAAAAAAGAATTAAAAATCGAAGAACATTTAAAACGAATTCAATCTGCACAAAAAAAACAAGAAGAATCTTCGTCTGAAGCACCAGTATCTGCAGAATAAATTATAATTATATATTATATTTAATAATTATAATTTAATACTATTTCTAATGGACAATGGTCAGAACCTAAAATGTTTTTTAATATATTACATTCTAAAATATTACCAATTATATTTTTTGTGGTTAAGAAATAATCTATTCCCCATCCATTGTTTTTTCTTCTTTCGGCTTTTAGAAAATTAGACCAATATGTTGATTTTTCAATTTTTGGATAAAAATGTCTAAAAACATCTATCAATTCATTCGTCTCGGTTAAATATGCAAAATTTAATCTCTCATTATCAAAAAATCCTGCAACTTTATTTTTTTTACTTTTTGGATTGCATATATCTATCTCCAAATATGCTACATTAAAATCACCACATATAATTATTTCTTTATTATGTATTTTTTTAACATTATCTACATATTTTTTAAACAGTTCATCCCATCTTTCTCTAAAATAATATCTTTCATTTTCTAGTTTTTGAGAATTTGGAACATATACATTTATTAATATAAATTTTTCAAATTCTAATCCTAATATTCTACCTTCTTCATCAAACTCTGGAGTTGTTAACATAGTTATGGGTGGACTGGTACACCAAATACTAACACCAGATAATCCTTTCCTTTGAGTTATTCCTTTTGTTGAATTCCAATATCTATATTTATATATATTATTTAAATCTTCATCAATAACTACTTGATTTTCTTCTGCTTTTGTTTCTTGAAGACATAATATATCTGGTTTATATTCATTTATCATATTTTTAAAATTTTCTTTTCTCAACATTGCTCTTAATCCTGCAACATTCCAAGATGTAATTTTCATAATATTATTTAATTTAATAAATAATATTATTTTTATATCAATTTTTTATTTAGCTTACAATTATTGTTCCAACCATCCAGCTATGATGTTCGCATATATAATAATATGTTCCTGCATTATTAGGTGTCCAACTAATTGTTCCACTCGTTGCTCCATTATTTGATGCAGCCGGATCACTTACACCATTAATATTGCCTGTGCTTGATACTGGTTTTATCCATAATGGATGTCCACTTACACTTACATCTAATACTAATGTATCACTTACGTTAATATTAATTGTTGGTTCTTCTCCACTAATAGCACCATTTCTATCATTTCCAGATAAACTATAATAAGAACCAGGAGCCGTTACAGTTATATTATATACTTGAGGAGATAAAGATGGAGCTTCCTCGGATTGTGTAGAAGCTGCTTCAACGGTTACTGTTCTTGTTACTTTAATGGCAACATTTCCATTACTATCCGTTGAATTATAACTTATTGTGTATATACCAGAAATACTTGTATCTATAGAAGTTTCACCATTAGGACCATCTATTGTTGTAACTATATCAGAGCCATCATCTGTTGATGCTCCTTGGTCTGTATAAGTACTTCCATGTGCAATACTTATT